ACAGACGCACAATTAGACGAAGTTATTGATAATTTTGTAAAAAATACTACTGAAAGATTTGAGCCAGATGATCCAATAGTAACTGCTTTAAAAACACTTGTTCCTGCTAATTTAAGAGGAGATAAAGGATTGCCATTAGGAGAAGGGCCTGATGTTCCGCCTGGACCACCACCACCGCCTAAATCAGACGACGGGCCACCGCCAGACTTTGATCCTGGAGATCCTAAAAAAGTAGTAAATATTAATTTAGAAAAATATGATTTTTCTAAAGGAGATATACAAGCTCTAACTAGACAGGCCATAAAAAATGGAGATTGGATTAAAGCTAGAAATCAAATGCAATTTGGTCCTGACGGAAAATTGTTAAGAGAAGATGCTTTAACTACCGGATTGACTGTAGATAAATTTATTAATGCTCCTAAAAATATAAAATTTACTCCGCAAGAACTTATGGCCGCTAGAATGATGTTGCAATATTTAGCAAAACAAGTAAAAGAATTAGGAGAAGAATTAAATATATTACTTGAAGCAGGAGAAACGCCTTCTAATAAACAATTATACAATTTTCAATTATTAGAAATGGATTTGGGAGCTGTAGGAGAAAGACTTGTTGGAGAAACTTCTTATGCAGGTCAATTACTAAACTCTTTTAAATATGATGTTGATAATTTAACACCAAAACAAGCTAGAGAATTTGTAGATGATATTGTTAATCAAAGAAAGATTGCTGATAGAGGTATGCGAAGTATAGAAGCAAGAATAAGAAATGCGGCCAAATTAGAAACTCCAGAACAAATTGCTATTAATGCTCAAAGTGCAGTAAGACCGCCAACTATTTTAGACATGGCACAAGAATTTTGGATAAATGCTTTGCTTTCTGGTATTCCTACACAAGCAGTAAATTTTGGTAGTAATGCCATAGTAGCGGGTTTTAGGCCTATAGAAGCGTATGCTCAAGCGGCAATTTCAGCAGGTAGAAGAAAAGATCCTGATAGAAGACTCTCTTTTTCAGAAGCAAATGGTAACGCTTTTGCTACTATTTATGGATTAAGAGATGCTTTAAAAACAGCAGGAAAAGTATTTTACAATCCAGATTTAGTAAAAGATCCAAACACAAAATTAGAATTAGCTAGGCAAAAATCAATCAATACAAAATTAAAAGTTTTTGGTTACGACATTATTGGAGATACTATTAGATTGCCAGGCAGAGGTTTATTAGCAGGAGATGTGTTTTTTAAACAACTAGCTTACAATCAAAATGTTTATGGCAAGGCCTTCGATATAGCGGGAAAAGAAGGAATTAAAGATCCTATAAAATTTATGAAAAGAGTAAATGGTCTTGTCATGGATCACAGAAAAAATCCGACAGCAGGTGTTCTAGGCAAAGACTTTGAAGAAATTGCATTAGAACGAGGACGCTATCAAACATTTACAAACAATCTTGGTCCTACCGGAAGAAGTTTTCAAAGACAATTAAACGGCCCATTAAAAGCTCTTAAATTTGTAGTGCCTTTTGTAAGAACTCCGGTAAATATTGTTAAATATTATTTAGAAAGATCTCCTGCCGGTGTTGTAAATGTCTTTAGAAAACAAGGAGCTGAACGAGATGCGGCAATAGCAAGAACACTTTTAGGAACCGGTTTGGCATATTTAGCTTATGATTTAGCGTCAGAAGGAAAGATTGTTGGTGGTGGGCCTATAGACAGACAAGAAAGAAGATTATGGCTTCAAGACAGATCTAATGTTCCTTATTCATTTAAAACATCAGACGGCAAAAGTTATGAGTTTTTTAGGTTTGAACCTACTGCTATGATTTTTGGAATTGCCGCTGATGTGCAACAAATAATGGACGAAATTTATAGAAATCCAGAATTTTACGGAGAAGACGGAAAGTTATTACAGGACAAGTTGGGAACTCTTTTGTTTGATATGGTAATAGGATTAACTAATTCTTTACAAAGAAACTTAACTGATAAAACTTTCTTTAGAGGTATTACAGATTTAGTAAGTGCTATAGACTCAGAAACTCCTACAGGTATAGAAACTTATGTAAATAATTTCTTGGGATCTTTTGTGCCTACAATGTTTAGAAACATTAATGATGTTAATGATCCGTATTTAAGAGATAGCAGACAAGCATTAGATAAAATAATGGACGACCTGCCTTTCTTTAGCAATAAAGGTATGCCTATTAGAAGAAATATTTTTGGAGAAAAAATGTTAAGAAGAAAACAAGGTGTGCAGGTCTTTTCTCCTGTAACTGTTGGATCAGCAGAACCAGATCCCATATTAACTGCTTTTGCTGACGCAAATTATTTTCCAGGCAAAATGAATAGAAAATTAGACGGAATAGAATTAAACGAAAAACAATACGAATATATGTTAGATAGATTAGATCTTATGAACGCTAGATCGGAGTTTGAAGCATTAATTTCAACATTTTCTAGTGATGATCCACCAAGATTTAGAAGGGAAGCATTTGAACAATTAATGGGAGAGCTTAGAAAAAATGCAAGAGAAATGACTCTTGACTCTATTATGTATGATGAAAATAGTCCGGTATATAGTCCTTCCTGGAGAAAGGCATGGGAGAAAGAACAGCGTAGTACGGATTAATGCCTTGCCCTACAGAAAGAGTTGGGAAATGCGGAGAACATTTAACAGCTTCCTTTCTTTACTCGTTTGGATCAGATCTAGTTACAATGCCACACGGATCTCATGCGGATATAGTTTTTGAATACAAAAATATTTTGTATAAATGCCAAGTAAAAACTGTTACTAAAAAAAAGAAATATATATCTAAACATAACGGCAGACATTATAGGACCGGTTGGTGTTGGGATATTAGAAGGGGTGGTAATACTAAAGAAAGAAGATATGGTACAAAAGGTACACACAATATAGATCTTTATGCTTTAGTTTGTCTTCCTTACAAAAACATAATCTTTGTACCTTTTTTAAAAAAAACCAGAATAACTTTTAACGACGACGAAGTTAAAAACGCAAACTCAAAAGAAACTTTAAAATATACTTTAGATTTAATTAAGCAAGATCAGCTTGTTAGCTAACTCTACATTATTTTTAGAAACTTCTTGTCTGATCTCTCCGTATCTTTGCATAGAAGATAAGCTCTGGTGTCCTAATAAATTTCCTACTTGTCTATGGCCCAAACCTGCTGACAAACAATATGTAGCGAATGAGTGCCTAAGATCATGTAATCTTAAATGCGGACAATCACATTCTTTTCTAATCCTATCCCAAGTTTTTTCCGGAGATTTTATACCTGTAATTGTTTTTTCATTAGGACAAACTTCTATAATTTTATTTATAATTTTCATAGCATGATCCGATAAATAAATAATTCTGTCTTTACCGGTTTTTTTACCTGTCTTGTATTGGTCAAAAGGTATTACAATTTTATTATCTTTTATCCAAGATCTTTGTGCATTTGCTATTTCGCTTTTTCTAGCTCCTGTTAGTATGAGCAACCATATAAAAGATATAGACCTTATCTTTCCTGGCTCAAAGTTTTCTAATTCATTTAGCTTTTTAAATACTTTTAACTTTTCTTTTTCAGTATAGCTAGTAGTAATTTTCTTTTCTGGATTACCTTTTATACTTCTGGCTATATTATTTTCTATACCATAACATTCTTCATCAATAGCAAAATTTAAACTAGCTACTATAAATTTAAGAAATTTGTTTGCTTGTGATTTTGTTTTTTTTGAAATAGATCCAAAAACATTTTTAATATCTTTTCTTGTTAGCTTATCTACACAAATAGATCCAAGATGTTTTTGTGCATAATTTTTGTACAAAGATTGATATTGTTTTATTGTAGTTTCTTTTACATCTCTTGCCTTGCAGTCTTCAATGTATTCAGAAAACAAAACATCATACTTAATTTCTTTTGTGTCTTTTGGATCTTCTACTAGGCCTTCTTCTATATCTTTGTAATGTGAATAAATTTTTATAGCTCTCTTTCGTATCTCGGTAATACTTTCATCTGGATAACGAGCTTCTATTTTTCTTTTAATTTTTTTTCCTTTATTGTGCCAGATCAAATAATAGTATTTAGATCCGTTTCTATATCTAGTTTTTAATTTATTAAATTTTTTATCAGCTATATGCCTATCTTTTTCTTCCATGTTTTTCTCCTTTTTTATGCACTAATTCAATTTCCATTTCTAAGTAATGTATTGCTTTATTAAGATCATCAATCCTACTGCCTTTATCTCTACTAATATATTTAACAGCATTACCACAACAATAAGATAGTTTGTTAGCCAATATATATTCTATTGGCTCTATGCCTAGCTTCTTGTAGTGATTACCTGCTACTTGTTTTTTTAGAGTTTTTGGTTTCCTTGACATTTTTTTTAAATATTTTGTCCCAATTTTTTTCAAAAGTTTTTTTATCAACTTTCATTGGACGAGGATCTGATCCTTTCGACATTAGATTTTTGTAAGAATGGCAATCAGTAAGACATTAGTTATGAAAATTTCTCCTGCGAGTATCGAGTGATACCATACCCAACGGGCCTTATAAATATTTTCAATAGTAATTTCTTCGTCCTTTCTCATTCAATTAATGTTTGCAATTCCTTAACATCTGTATATCATAATGGTTATGAGGAATAATATCTAGTCGTGTCTAGCAATCAGAAGACATTTTTATCCAGGCAACAATGTGCTGAAAGAATTGGTGTTAGCGTGAGAACACTTGATCGTTGGCGTTTTTCTGGAGAAGGACCTAGTTATTACAAAATACACAAAGCAGTAAAGTATGAGGAGCAAGATATTGAGAATTACTTGGATAGTCAAAAAATTATTACTTATTAAAAAATGCCTGTCATACATCATGCAAAGATTGCTCCGTCTGGATTGGATAGATATACAAAATGTCCTGCTTCACCAAAAGCATCAGAAGGTTATCCTTCTAGCAGTAGTGATGCTTCTCGTATTGGTAGTGTAGTACACGAAATGAATGAAATGAGATTACAAGGAAGATTTAAAGGTGTTGATTTTAAAGAATATTGGCTAGGCAGAGAAGTAGAGTTTGAAGGTCATACAGTAAAAGTAGATGCAGAAATGATTGAAGCATCTAATTTATATTGTGAATATGTTGTCAAAAGAAAAAACGAAGAAGAAAAATCAAAACTTTATATAGAAGAAAGATTAGACGGACATGAGATCCACCCGGACTTATGGGGAACAACAGATATTTTAATAGTGCAAGAAGACAAAATAATTATTATTGATTATAAAAATGGTAAATTCCCTGTAGAAGTAGAAAATAATTTACAGCTTAGAGCTTATGCTCTTATGGCTTTATCAAAGTATTCAGAAAAAAGTAAAGTAGAAATGGTTATTGTGCAACCTAGAGCTTGGCACAAAGACGGGCCAATAAGATCTACAGAGATTTCTTCTGAAAACTTGGTAAATTGGGCGTTTGATTGGTTAAAACCAAAAATAGACGCTTGTTTTGAAGATGAACCTGTTTTTGTGGCCGGAGATCATTGTGTCTTTTGTCCGCATAAACTTAATTGCGATACACATAAAGAGTATCTACTTAGTGAGGAGTACATTGAGCGAAAAAAACAACGAACTAAAAGAGCAATCTACAACAGATAGCGAAGAAAAACCTTACTTGTCTTATGAACAGGACGGAGTAAAGAAGAATATCTACAAAAGCAATTTAGTAGATGCTGAACAAGAAATTACAGTTAAAGGTAATCAGTTAGCTTTAGCTGAGATTTGTGCCTGGACCATAAATGGTTTGGCACAACTTGAGCAAGACTCGGAACAAATTACACAAGCAAGAAAGATTGAACAACTTACACAGTTAAAACAATCTTTTGAGTTTTTGCGTAATTATTCATTTGAGTTATTAAGAGTAACATTAGAAAAAGGAGAAAAAAATGACACTTAAAGCAATTAGAAAAGGAGCAACTAGAAAACCTATGCGTATGGCTATATATGGTCCTTCGGCAATAGGTAAAACAACTATGGTTTGTGAAATGCCAGATCCAATAATACTTACACTAGAAGAAGGCCTAATCACACAGACAGATCAAAACATCTGGAATACAGAACCTATTGAAAGCTATCCGGAATTTATAGAATACTTAGAAGAAATAAGAGATAACGACGATTATAAAAGCAGAAAAACTTTAGCGATTGACTCTTTAGATTGGTTAGAAACTCTTATTGAAAAGTATGTAGCAGAAAAAGACGATAAAGAGTCTATTGTTGATTATGATTGGGGTACAGGTTATTCAAAGTCTAAAGAAACAATGACGCAGGTTTTCAATATTTTAGATCAGATCAGAGATAAAAGAAAAATGCGTGTGGTTTTTATATGTCATGTCAAAGAAGACCGAAAAGAAAAACCAGGACTTAAAGATTATCAAAAATACGAATTAAAACTTAGGACCGGTTTTGGAGAAAAAGTCAAAGAGTATTTAGATATGGTTTTGTTTTATAACTACAAATATGGAGAAGTTAAAACACAAGACGACAAAGGATCTCTCAAAACTAAAGTTACGCAGTCTAAAGAAAGGTATTTATTCACGGAAGATTGTATAAGTCATTTTGCTAAAAATAGATATAACTTACCGCCAGAAATACAAGTAGAGCAGGGTAAGGTATGGAAAACATTGGAGCAAGAACTTAAAAAAGCACTAACCGGAGATAAAAATGGTTGAGCCAATGAAAAGAAGACTGCCTTCTTATGAAGGTTACGATCAAATACTCGGCAGAGTAAAAGGAATTATCAAAGAAAAAATAGGATCTAGCGATCTACTAGATAAAGCATTGATGAAATGTTTGCTAGAAATAGAAGACTTAGAAACAGAAATTTCTGAAACTCTAAGTGGCAGATCTGAATTTTTTGATAACAACGAAGAACATTAGTAAAAAGCGAGGTAAATATGACTAATTTCAAAAACTTAATAGAACAGGCAGAAGAAGAAAATTCTTCTATGTCTGATTTTGTAGAATATCCAGAAGGTAGATACTTGATTAATTTTGTTCAAGCAGACGAAATTACAGACTTTGTATCTAAATCGGGTAAAACCTATGATGCTACTGATATAGAGTTTCATGTAGAAGGTTGGGAAAATAAGACTCTTAAATCAAGATACTTTACTGCCTATGACAAGGAAAATTCTGGAGAAGATAAACTGCATAAGGCGGCCTTGAGTGGCACTATGAAGTTGCAAAATATTCTTATGGCTATGGGTGTCAAACCAGAAGACTTCCCAGAAAGCATAGAGCAGTTTAATCAAGTGTTGCAAGGTAAAAGTGCTACCTGTCTTTTGAAAAAAAGAGAATACGAAAGCAACGGACAAAAAAAATCTACATTAGATCTTGACGAAGATTTTGCGGGACAAAATTGGAAAGTTGTTGGAGATGAAAAACACATTGATATTTCTAGTCTTGGATCTTTTGAAGAAGAAAAAATTGAGAAAAAAGAAGAAGCTCCTGCTCCTGTAGAAACAAAGACTGAGGAGTTTGACGAAGAAATCCCTTTCTAAATTTTGTTTGATATAAAAAACAACAGGCCTTCTTTATGTGCCTGTTGTTTAAAACCTTCTGGAGCAATTTTATTGCAAATAGATAATAAGTATTATGGTGTCTGTAATAACGGACACCATATAGAAGAAATCAAAACAAGAGTAGGAAACAAAATGGAAATAACCAGGCAGTCTAACTTAAATTATAAAAGTGTTGATTATGCAATAGCGGAAGTAAAGTCATTGTATCAACAGTTAGCAAAAAAAAACAAAACATACGAGCTTCATAAGTGGGAAGGAGAAGAAAGAAAAAAGTTTTTTAGAACACTAATTCTCTGTTATCTTGATTGCGAGAAAGCAAAAGCAAGTAATGGAGTAGATAGTGGCTAATTACAAACAGCTCTTTGAAAAGAGAAAATCAAAAGAAAAAAAACTTACACAACAAAAAGCAGATATATCTGATCTTATAAAACAGATGAACGCTGACGGATTGTTAGTGGATAGCATTGATACTTCTGGCGGGATTGTAAGAGTTCCGGTAAAAGCTACAGCTATATCAAGAGATGATAAAACTTCTACCGGAGAAAAATCTGGTTGGTATTTTTTTCATCAAAATAATGAACATTGGATTTCTGTATATGGTAATTGGAGAACAAATCAACAATGGAAGTTCTACAGCAATTCTATAAAAGAGCTTACTCCGGAACAGCAAACAGAATTAAATAAAGAAATAGAAATAAATCTGCAAAGGGCCAAGAAAGAAAGGGAGAAAAAGAATAATGAAGTTGCGAAGGAATGTGAGAGAATTTTTAAGAGTTCTAAAATAGTTAATGAGCATGAATACCTATCAAGTAAAGGGTTAAAAAATAATTATGGATTGACAGAGATGAACGGATCGCTTCTTTGTCCGGTGTATTCTACACAAAATACAAAAAAAGAATTAAGAAGTCTGCAATATATAACAACAGAGTCTAAGCGTTTTGCTTCTGCTTCTGAGGTTAAGTCTGGAATATACACAGTAGGCATAGGTTGGAACGATTGGTCTAATATAAAAACCATAGCGGTAACGGAAGGACTCGCTACTTGCCTGAGCATTTATGAGAGTACAGGTCTTCCGACAATATGTGTGTTTTCTGCAAATTTTGGATTAGTAGCTCTTGAGAACATTAGGAAGTTTTGTAATGCGGAGTTCTTGATCTGCTTCGACCATGACCAGAACGGCGTAGGACAGGCAAAAGCTAAAGAGATTTGTGCTTCACTTAGCTCTTGCTTGATAAGAATACCTAGCAAAGTAGGAGATTATAATGACTTGTACCAGGAAGAAGGACCTAACGCAGTCAAAAGTGAAATCCTCAGTAAAGGTTATAAGTTTTCACAATACTCAATAAAAAACTTTGTAGGTACTCCACCGCCTAGAAGGTGGTTAGTAGATCAAAGTTTAGAGCTATCTAAAATATCCTTGTTATGTTCTATAGGTGGTATAGGTAAGTCTGGTATAACTTTGAAGGCCTGTTTAGACATAAATCAAGGTCATGGTAATTTTCTGGGTAATAAAATTATGGACAAGGGTAATTGTATTATTTTATCTAGCGAAGATGATACTGACGAAGTTAGAAGGAGAATAGCGTTATTAGATAGAGATAACAGAAGATTTGAAACTGAATACGATACTTTTGTTATGTGTACTAGCGAAATGGGTAAGCCATTAACATTGATAAAACAAGATGCTATCAATGGATTGCATATAACTCCGGAAGCAATAGAGCTTTCTAACTCTTTAGAAGATATTGAAGATTTAAAATTGATAGTCATAGATCCGGTACAATCTGTCGTGTCTGCACAATTAAATGACAATGAAGTAGCACAACTCTACGCACAATATGTAGCGTCATTGTCCGCTAAATTTGGTTGTAGCGTACTCTCGGTACATCATCTCAATAAGAGTGCATTATCTAATACAAATGATGTTTTATCTGCCAGAAGCTCAATCAGAGGAGCTACAGCATTAACTGATAGTCATAGGGCAGTTTTTGTTATGTTCCTGGACTCAGAAGAAAATACAGAGCAAATTTGCTTTGAACAAGGTATTCCATTTAACAGGTTAGCAGTAGTCAAGTCTGCTCTAGTAAAAGCCAATAGTGAAGCTGACATGAGTATCAAAACTTTAATTAGAAAAGGATTTGAACTTGAGCTTTTAGACGAAAAAAAGGGATCTGTTAATGATATTAATTGGGATTAATACATTAGTTTCTGACCATAGGTACTCCCATAGAGCTATGCGTTTCTGGGTAGGCGTATGGTCATACAGACTTATATATACATATATAGGGAGAACAAAGGTTCTCCCATATAAAAACAAAATGAAGACGGGTAAAACAAATCTGATCTAAGAAATGAAAAGGAAGGAAAAATTTAAAAATTATTGGTGGATTAGCACAGAATATACAAGCATAGATAGTCCTTATATAAACTTAGCAACGGCATTAAAATTTACAAACTATACTAAACTAAAGGCGGTAATCTGGTCCTGGTTTAGATCTAAGCTAGATCGCAAAGATCTAGGATCTAGGGAAAAAATTATTTTATGGATTATTTGCGAAAGGGTAAAAGGAGTTTCTTTTTCATGTTGGGATAGTTATATTTATCTTGGTAAAGCTACAGGTATGAATAGGAAGACAGTAGCTATGGCGGTTAATAACTTATCTAAGGCAGGATTGATTGTTATAGCTGTAGAAGGATCTACACCGAGAGCTAAAAAGAAACTAGAAGCTCAGAAAAGATTTAAAAAACATATTCTCTTGGTTGGCATTGGCTACGCTTTAGACAAGAAGCTAGAAGCTGATAAAGAAAAGGCCTAAATTAATAGGCCTTTTCCCGATTAGCTCTTGCTTTTTGGGAAGGGGAGAATTATCGAGCTAATCTAATCTTTGTTAAAAAATATTCTGTTTGCGTAATCTTC